TGTTTGTCTTTGTGGCTCTTGTGATTGTCTTACTCTATGCAGCCATGTTGCTGCCGATTTATCAAAATATGGAGGTTCATTTATGAAAACATTAAAAACCTATAAGGTTAAAGCCTTTACACTGATTGAAAATAGCGTAACCAAATTTATCAAATTTTCCAACGGATCACTATCTTGTCAGATGTGACTTGCACCTTGTCAATCAGCTCTCTGACAATAACTTTCTGATTATCGTATGACATATCAAGTACACTACTAGCATCTAATAGCTTTTCTATCTTTTCTCTTTGGCCCGCTTGCTCATCATTCGAGGCTTTTTTTATTTCAGCTTCCAAGGAGCTTCTTTGCTTGATAAAATCTGCAGACTTGGTCCTTAATTCGTCCAGCGTGATCCTATCGTCCAGGTATAGATCATTCAGCTTGCTCAGTTTGAGCGTTAGGCTGTCTATCTGCTTCTGGATTGCTTGCTTGTCAACCGCTGGGCTTGTATCGTCCGAAAATATTTCTTGTATCTTCTCTGGGTCGTTTTGGAGCTGGGCGATGCGAGCTAGTACATAATGCTCTAGTATCTCCATATCATAGTAGCCAGATTCGCATTTCTTGTTGTCATTGTAAACCGTGACCCCCCTTGTTTTTCGCGGGTGTCTTTGGTAGCACTCATACCTTTTAAATCGTGTGCCGTCCTTTCGCTTTTGGCCTAAAATGACTTTAAGGGGCGCGTGGCAGTATCCACATTGAGCCAGTCCGGATAGCATATATTTAGCCTGGAATGGTCGAGGGTTTGATAATTCTTTAGCTGTTTGCTGTCTCTTTGCCAGCTCTCTTTGTGTTTGCTCAAAATCATCTAGCGATATTATGGCCTTGTGTGTGCCTTGGAATGTTTGGCCCTTGTATTGATTTAAACCACAATATACAGGATTGGCTAGTATTCCTCTGATTGTGCGATAGCTCCAAGCCGGTTTTTTGGGATATTCCTCGTTTATCTTATCCCTCAATTTAGTTATTGACATACCGGCTAGATATGATGCGTATATCTCTTTGACCGCCAAGGCTTCATACTCGTTAACAGTCATTGATCCTGTTTCTTTGTCGTAGTTGTACCCGTAGGAGGTTTTAGCCCACATCATGGACTTTCCAGACTTGGCCCGTCCCAGCTTGCCTAATTGCATACGCTCTTTTATCTGCTCTCTTTCGAGCTGAGCAAATACGGATAACAAACCTATAACGGCTCGCCCGAAAGGTGTAGACGTGTCAAAATTTTCGAGTAGGCTCACGAACTCAATATTATTTTTTAAAAATATATCCTCGATTAAGTAGAGCGTGTCCTTTTGGCTCCGGCTCAACCGGTCCAGCTTATATACTAGTACCGTGTCAAATAGCTTGCTCTGGGCATCTTTTATCAATTGCTCAAGTGCTGGGCGCTCGGTTGTAGAGCCGGAGAAGCCTCCGTCTGTATATACTTTGTAAACGTGCCAGTCTTTTATATCGCAGTAGCTTTCCAGCTTTGCTTTCTGCTCTTCTATCGAGTAGCCCTCTTCCAGCTGGGAAGTAGTGGACACGCGCACATATAATGCTACTTTATTCATTGTCTTTATACTCACTTTCTGCTAAAATAGAGTATAGAAAGACGACTTTCAAAATATTCATTTTGAAACCTTTCCTTATCTCGATTCCCTCACGCTCAGACTCGCCAAAGTTTGAGAGCGTGGGGCTTTTTTTATTTGTCTAAAACCATTTTACCGTTTTGCTCCTGTGCAATGACTTTCGCATTAGCATCTAAAACGATAAGGTTTGGAGCTTTAAAGTTTGGGTCATACTGTCTAAGCTCATTCTCTCCAGACTGTTTTATTTTAAGCATACCGTCAACCATAGGTTGAGCCTGTTTAATCTGTGCATCGGTTAGGGCGTCTGAAATAGTGATTGCTATATCTTTCTCGGTTGAATTAACAGACGCTTTAGGATCAACTCCATGTACCCATGCTTTAAAATTTTCCACAAAAACATCATAAGCAGAACGTCCTTGTAAAACATCACTAGAAGAAGTTGAAGAAGTCGATGCTTTACTTGATGATGAGACTTGTTCCGTGCTTTGTTCTTGGCTTTGATCTGTATCCGCTTCTTGCTGACTGCAACCAGTCAATAATAGAGTGAGTGCTGCGATTGTTGCGAGTGTTATCTTTTTCATATTTTCCTCCTTTTGGCTATCCAACTAGCCTGTAAAATTCATCAATGACCATTAGTTCATCTGTCACTGATTTCAGTTTGTGTCGTTCCATAAAATTTAAATAGTTAAAATCTTCCTTGTCTACTCTTTCCAGCTCCTCTCTCAGTAGCGCGTGTATCATGGCCCTGTTAGCCTCATTTTCGCATTTTAAAGGGTTGATAATATAATTAGCCTCGGTATGCTCTAAGTGGCCTAATTCGTGCAATATGACCCGTTTCTGGGCCTCCCTAGTTAGTGATTTGTTAACAAAGATAATCCTCATATCTGAGATTATCATTCCTGGCCGTGGCCATAGGTCGTTATCAAAGTAAGCAAGGGTGACTCCCTCACTATCGCATATTTCTTCTATCGTCATAATCTGCCTTTTAGATACCCCTCGATAATATTCTGTATAGCCACGATATCGCTTTCTGTTAGTGGCTTACCGTCGAAAGTCTTTGCGCTTTCGGCAAGTTTGCGCAGGTCTGTTTCAGAGTACCCTGTTTCAGTGGTTTGCTCTGCTTCATCTTCCCAACCCATAAGGTCAGCGGGTGAAATATTCAACGTTTCAGAAATCTTCTTTAGTACCTCTGGACCGACCTTTTCTATATCCCCTCTTTCGTATCTGAATATAGTTGAGCGAGAAACTCCCACGCGCTCAGCGAGGGTATCGGCAGAGATCTTCAATTCTTTTCTTCTTAATTTAATTCTTTCTCCGACGTTCATGGTTTTTTCTCCTCTTATATATTACACGTTAATTTTACATCTTTAGTTTCAAAAACGCAACAAGAAAGTTTCAAAAATGCGATTTTTTTGTTGACAAAACTTTTCGGTCATGTTATACTTAATTCAACAAGTCGCAGAAGTGCGACAAAATGAAAGGAGAATACATGGTTAATGTATCAAAGTTGAAAGGTAAAATCGTAGAACGAAATACCACGCAAGAAGAACTTGCAAGTAAAATCGGTGTTACTAAAAGTACGTTTTACCGCAAGATGAAGCGAAATGGCAACTTTTCGATCAAAGAAGTAAATTTGATCGTGTCAGCTCTTGATCTTTCGAAAGATGAAGCTATGGCCATTTTTTTTAGCGAGACAGTCGCATAAATGCGACAATCTGGCAGAGTGAATAGAAAGGAGAAGGATGGCAGAGAGAAGAATGTTATCTAAAAAGATTTTTCAAAGTCGAAAATTTTTAATGATGCCGTTCGAAGCGCAAGCTCTATATACTCACTTGATTTTATCGAGTGACGACGATGGAGTGGTTGAGGCTTTTCCAATCGTCCGAATGATCGGAGCTAAGGAAGACTCGCTGGGGTTGCTGGTTGTAAAAAAATTCATCTTACCACTAAACGACGACATGGTTTACTTTATTACTGACTTTGAAGAACAAAACAAAATCAGAGCAGACCGAGTACAACCCTCACGATACCGCGAACTGTTACTAGAAAAAACAGACTTGGTGGTTGAAGGGAAACGGGTTACAGGTCAAAAAAAATACATTGACGGACAAGTGACGGGCAAGTGTCTGACAGATGACGGACAAGTGACGGGCAAGTGTCAGCATAGTATAGGTAAGGATAGGATAGTAGAGGATAGTATAGGTGAGTATAGTCTAGTAGAGTCAAGGTCAGTTAATGATGAAGACGACGCTGGCCAAAAATCTTTCTCTAAGATTATTAAAGACAGCAACATCAAAATCAACGAGCGACACACTCAAATGTTAATGGACTATATCGCATTAGATCACTTTACAATTCCTATGATCCAATATGCAGTAGAAAAGACTGAAGATGCAGGCTCTACCAGTTTTAACTATCTAAAAGCAATTTTAGAAAATTGGAAGAAAGAGGGTTTTACCTCACTTGAAGAAGTCGAGGAGCATGACCGCAAGAGGCTGGTTAAACAAACCAAAAAAGAAGCCAGCCCTTACCCTATCAAGAACCCAGTATTCAGTCCTTACACGGACTTGCTACCCTGGGAAGAAGATGAGGAGGGATAGCCTATGGATCTACCACTTGTCTATCACATTAATGAGTCTGAAACGTGTGAAATACATCAATGTTTCAAGTGGTCGTTAAACGATGATGTACCTTTGCAGGATGAACGGAACAGAACCTTTTGCCCAGAGTGTCAGCGCGAAAAAATGGCGCGTGAGGAAGAACAGAAGATAGGTCAAGCTCACACGGCTACTATTTTGCGCAAGACTTACGATGTGCTGGATAAAAACAGCATCGTACCTAGCGGACTAAAAGAAGCGAATTTTAAAAATTTTACTGTGACTAATCACGTTGACCAGGAAGCCAAGAACTACGCTTTACGCTTGGTATCTCACTACTTGCATGATGGGAACGGTAACGCTCTGATAATGGGCAAAGCTGGACGTGGCAAGTCACATCTAGCGATGGCAATAGCAAGTAAATTAAATGCTGACTGGAAAGCAAACAAGCTACCTAAAAGCATTCTATTTATCAACTTACCAGCCTTATTTATCAAGATACAAAATTCATTCAACCGCAAAGAGGGAATGACTAGCAACGAATGGCTAGAGCTACTAAAGAAAGTTGACTATCTGATCTTGGACGACCTTGGACGATCTGATAACGCACAATGGAAGCAAGACTTTCTATACAGCCTGTTAGACGAACGAGAAGCGACAATCATCACAACGAACCTGGTAGGGTCAGAGATGAAGTCACTCTTTGAAACTGGGCTAGTCAGCCGAATTACAAAAGGCGGACGGGACCTTTACTTCAAGTACCCGGACAACGCAGAAGACAGGAGGAAATTGCCGTTTTGATTGACAAAATGATTGAGGGCTTCGAAGCTACTTGCTACGAGCTTTCAGATGAATTTAAAGCAAAGCTACTAGCTAGTGATCCGGATCGAGCGCGAGGTAAGATCATGGACCTGTACGCTTGTAGACTAGCTGGCAAGGCATAAAAAAAGACCCTTGGAGAAGGGAACTCCAAGCGGTCCAGAAATAAAACTTTTCTAAAGGAATTATAACATGACGAGATTAAAAAAGCAATGGAAACCGCGCATAATCAATATTATGGCAGACGGTAGCCAGGTAGACGATTTAACGTGGTACACGATACCAAAAGATAGCGGTTATTATAACGCGATCAGACGAATCAATAAGGAGATTTAAAATGTACGATGAATTATTAGGGACTATGGTAGTTGCAGGACTATTCTTTGCAGCAGGCTTCGCAGGGGCGGTTTGGGATTTTAAACGGGCGCAACGAAAGAAAGCAAGAGAACAGAAAATTAAACTTGCATACGAAGCGTTAGACGCTGGAGTAGAAGAGGTTATGCAAGAGGGTGTGAATAACTACTTATCATCACTCGCAGAAGCACGCAAGCACTCACACTCAGACAACGATTGGAGCGCACTAGATGTTTTGTAGCAAAAAAATTAAAGCGTTAAAACAAGAGATACGTTTTCAAAAAATCGACCTAGAAGGCAAAAATAATATACTTCGAGTAACCTTAAACGATAACAGAAAGTTGCGGAAGGAACTTAACCAAAAAAACCAACTTTTGAAAAAGTATCAAGAGGTCTTAATGAAATATCAAGGGGAGGGTAAGCTATGAACGAACGCTTACAACTAATACTAGCCTGTATCAGAGTAGGACGGGCGAATGTATTGACAACCCGCGACATTGCCAAAATGACGAACTTATCAGTCCGTAAGGTTCGAGGTGGCATCGCAGAACTACGGCTTAACTACTCAGTGCCTATCGTGGCCAGCCGTTCACTCCCACGCGGATATTATTTCGCGGAGAATGACGACGAGTACACAGCGTGGGTCTTGCAGTACAAGAAACAGATCAAGACGGAACAGAAGCTACTTAACAGCTTAAAAGCTACGAGCTGGGATAGTTACAAGAGATTAAAGGAGCGCGAGAATGTTTCCATTTGATTATGATCGCGATTATCTACAACCAGAGATCGAGGAAGAGCGCAGAGATCCAGATGATTGGTATTGTGTGAATGGTCGCTGGATCCACTACGAAGAAGGTTAAAAAAGGAGAAAAGAAAAATGAGTTACGAACAAATATCAGAATCAACATACTATCAAAACATGAGCTATTGGAATCAAGTTGCACAAAATTATAGAGCGCTAGGCGGTCTAGGAATTTGTGACGACGAAACAGGCGAAGAATTATATACAGTCTAAGGAGAAATGAAAATGAGTAGAAACAATTTTGACTTAATGGCACCAAAGGACGCTTTTAACAGCCCCGTAGTTTTGGAAAAACTGAAATCGGTAGTGAATGGCCGTGAAACACAGTTTGTTACCAGTTTGCTATCAATCGTAAACAACAACAGCCATCTTGCCAAGGCCTCAAATACAAGCGTATTGAATGCAGCAATGAAAGCAGCAACACTTGACTTACCTATTGACCCTAACCTTGGATTTGCTTACATCGTGCCGTATGGTTCAGAAGCTCAATTTCAGTTAGGTTATAAAGGTTTGATTCAGCTTGCACAGCGTAGCGGTCAAATTGTCAAACTGAATGCTGGGGAAATCTACACGAGCCAATTCAAAGGCTACAATCCACTTACTGAAGATTTGGAAGTAGATATGCAGGCTTTACCAAAAGCAAACGAGGAAGTAGCGGGCTACTTCGCATTCATGCGACTCTCAAACGGTTTTGAAAAAACCTTATTCTGGACCAAAGATCGCGTTCTTGCACACGGTAAGAAGTACAGCCGTTCTTTTAGTGGGAAATCTAGCCCGTGGCAGACTGATTTTGATGCAATGGCACGAAAGACAGTATTAAAACAGTTACTTTCAACCTATGCTCCCCTTTCAATTGAAATGCAACAAGCTATTATCGACGATAATGTAGACAGCAATGTCCAAAATGGAGCGAAAGACGTAACCCCACCAGAAGCCACAGAATCACTTGAGAGCTTTTTAGAAGGCACACCAACAGATAATACTACCGAACCAGAAAAAGAGCGTACAGAGCAAACAGGAGCGTCTGATAACACTTCTGAAGTTGAAGATGGGGTGTATGAAGAGCTTGGACTGTTTGAAGGTGGCACAATCACACCTAAGGAGCAATGATGAAAGAGTTAACTCAAGAAAATTATTATCAAGATAAAGAGTACCTGTCTTACTCACGAATGAAACAATTCTTAAAATGTCCAGCACGCGCCCTCGCTGTAGAGGGTGGCGCTTGGATTGAGTCGCGAGATGAAACACCCTTACTTTTAGGAAATTATGTACACAGCTACTTTGAAAGCCAAGAAGCACATGAAGCGTTTTTAAAAGAGAATGGCGACAAGTTGATTTTAAAGGCTGGTAAAACCAAGGGGCAACTAAAGAAAGAGTTTTTAATTGGCGACTCTATGATTGCATCACTGAAAAATGATCCCTCTTTCATTCGGCTGTATCACGGCAGCTCAACCGAAAACGTTGAAAAAGAGATGATCGTATATGGAGAAATTGAGGGGGTGCCATTCAAGGGGAAGCTGGACAGTGTGAATTTGACGCAAGGGTATTTCGCAGATTTAAAGACAATGAAGTCTATCTATGATATAGAATGGAACGCAGAACTGCGTCGCAAAGTACCAACGGCGGTCAATAACATTTTAGGTTTTGGCTATCACTCACAGCTTGCAATCTATCGGGATCTACTGAAACAAATGACGGGTGATGAATTTAGGCCTATCATCGTAGCAGTCAGCAAGGAGGAAGTGCCAGACAAGGAAGTTATTCGGATTGATGAAGAATGGCTTGAGGAAGGTTTGGAAGAAGTGAAAGAAACCATTAAGGAAGTTTGGGATATGATCCAGCACAAGGTAGATCCTAAGGCTTGCGGGCATTGCGATTATTGCCGTAGCCAGAAGAAATTAAACAGCATCGTGACTTTAAATAATTTGATTGGAGATTAATTTTAATGATCAACAATGTAGTATTAGTGGGTCGCCTGGTACGAGATCCAGAACTCAAATATACAGGATCGGGGCTGGCATTCATGCAGTTTACTTTAGCGGTCAACCGAAACTTTAAGAATCAGAACGGAGAACGTGAAGCGGATTTTATTAATTGCGCTATTTGGCGACAAAATGCAGAAAATCTTGCGAATTGGGGATTTAAAGGAGCCTTGCTTGGGATCACAGGGACAATCCAGACACGGAATTTTGATAATCAGCAAGGGCAGCGGGTCTATGTCACGGAAGTTATCGCAGATAGTTTTCAATTATTAGAATGGCGCGACCACGGCGCAAAACAGCAAGCAACTGATAATAATAAGGCTTTTTCACAAAATACCGTACCTATGGATATTTCAGATGATGATTTGCCGTTCTAGGAGGTATTGATGTCAGATTTAAAAATGACCGTCTGGGCATTGTTCGATAGTGGTAATGGCAGTTATACCAAAGGGGTCAATTCTCTAAACAATGAGGGGGGGTATGACATAGATATATATCCTATCGGAATGGACATAGAAAACAAGAACAATCACTTTATAAATTTGAACCTTGCTGACTATAGCCGAATATTTGGAGATAACACGCTTTTCGATACGCTAGACAAGTTACCACACCCAGATTTAATAATAGCTAGTCCGCCTTGCGAAAGCTGGAGTAATGCAAGTGCTATGTGTGAGGGTAATGCCTGTTGGAAGCAAGAAGATCTATCAGATAGCCTCTTTAAACCTCAGGGAGAAGCTAGCATGTTTACTATCAGGAATGCCTCTGACTACGAGAGGGCCTACAACAACTACAAATATGACCGTCAGTTTATTAAAAGGGTAAATGGGGAACTTTGCGTTTTTAACACTATTGAGATTATTAAGCGTTATGAACCAAGTTATTTCGTAATAGAGAACCCGGCTAGTGGGCGCTTGTGGAAATACATTGAGGTTGTGATAGGTTTCAAGTTGCCATATCTAAACATAACAAGGTATAACAACTACGATTATCCACTACAGAAACCTACGAAATTCGCTAGCAACATTGATTTAAAATTAAAAAATGACATCATCAAACAAGATATAGAGTGGAAACATTTTTCGAAATCTTACAATGAACGTTCAAATATACCACAAAAACTGGTTATAGAAATTTTTAAAAATGTCTACCGTGAGTTTTTAAAAACAAAGGAGTGATCATGACTGAACCTATCATTTTAAAATTTGAACTAACCAGAAAACAGATGATATCTGCTAATGACAGACTGCACTTTCAGCAGAAGGGCAAGATCACGCGCTTTTTGCGGGAGCTGGCCCATTACGAGGGCATGAACGTGTTAAAGGACTATTTCGGACTGCCTTACACAGAAGATAAGCCGTGTGAGGTCAGAGTGATCGTATATGCGCCAACAAAGCGCAAGTACGATCCTCCGAACTGGTCGCCCACGACCAAAGCACTATTGGACGGTCTGACAGATGCAGAGATCTGGACAGATGATAATTTTAACATCATTAAACGGGTGAGCTTCGAGCACGGTGGCTTGTCCGGGACTAAAAACTACAGGATAGAATTAAATATCCATGAAGTGACAGGGATTTGATATGGAGAAAGACAACTTACTACGGTCCAAGCGTATCTACGAGAAACGGCTGAGCGAGGAACTACAGCTTAAAACAATCAGCAATACGCGAGGACATCACTATAGCGCGAATTATCGCGAATGGCTACACAAGGAAATTAAAGCCATAGACAAGAAATTAAAAGAAATCGAGGGGGATATGACAGATGGATATTGATAGAATCGAGGAACTAACCGAGCTTACCAGACAATGGTTTATTGACCGTGATATCACGCAGGGAGATGTATTTAAACAGACGCTCAAACTATTTGAAGAAATGGGCGAGTTATGCGCAGGGTATGCCAAGCAAAAAGAACAGCTAACAAAGGATAGCATCGGAGATTGTGCCGTGGTTGTCGTAGGTTTGGCAATGATGATTGAACTTGATCCGGTTGAGATCATGACTAAATCAGTAGAAGCGAGAAAGGGCGATGTTAAAGATTGTTTTGAGTTGATGATCGAGAATGCGAGTGAATTTCAGTTTACTCGCAAGCACGAAGTGAAAACGACTGCTAAATTTAACTTGTACCGAATTATCAGTTATTTAAAAGCTATCGCGCATAAGTTAGGCTATGACTTCGCAGATTGCTTTGAGCTAGCTTACAACGAGATCAAGGACCGGAAAGGTCGCTGGGTCGAGGGTAGCTTTGTGAAAGAAGAGGATTTGCCACATGAATAAAGATAAAGTTTATTTAAAAGGCTATGTGATAGGACGTGCTGCAGATACATTAGGTTATAAAGGACTGATGGTTCAGCTTGAAAACTTGGATATTGTAGAAATTGATAAAAACCTTGTACACAAAGATATTAACGAACCGCAACTACTTAAACTAAAAGATATTATCGCACGAATAAAAGGTTTTGATAGTGGTACTCGAAAAGTATGGCTCGATGGAATTTTGGGTGAGCTTGGAAGTGAGTATGGTTCTCTCAAATATAAGCAAGGATACGACCAAGGAAAATTTGAGGGTGGATTAGCTGGTGTAGAACGAGCGTGGGACAAGCCAGTTGTACCACAATTTGTGGCAGACTGGTACGAAGAAAACAAAGATGATTTTGAAACCAAACTATTCAGAGCAGTTGATCTAATCCCTAGCGACTACGAAGAAGGCGATTTGAGCGAATTTGAAGAGTGGCTAGTAGATGAACACACAGCGCCTTTTCAAACCCTTGTCAATATGCACCAATTCGGCTACACAGTCAAGAAAGAACCAAAGTACACAGTTAAGTGTAAAGCTACTAAACAATACCTTTCTAATGATGAACTAGGTCCACATTTCGATCCAAGTTTTAGAACTAATTTTACAAAATCTGATCTTGAAAAATTAGATTTGGGCTGGGTGTTCGATTGCGAAGACATGGAAGTTGAGAAGGTGGGAAAATGAATAAACGAGAATTAATTGAACACATTAATAACACGTTATTTGATAATTTGAAAGGTACATTTTTTACAGAACCTACATTTTCGATCACAGAAAGCGCAAAAGATAATAAAGTGGCAATAACGTTTGAAACCGAGCAGGTCGGTGTCCTTGTGGGCGGTATGTTGAAGAAATTTGAAAAAGTCACGATCCCGCAGTTTGCGGCGGATTTTATCGCAGAACAGAAAAAGCTAGGTCATACGCTGTCCTACTCAATAGATGCATCCATGTCTGATAGAGTTGCAGAATGGTATTGGGATAATTCCGAGCTCTTTGCCCGTGCTTGGTTGGATGGGTATGGAATCGAAAAGGAAAAGCGGTATTTGGTGAAGATGAAGGGTGTGGATTTAAGAACTAACTATTTATACTATGGGGTTGGGTCAAAGACATGGTTATTTAAGGCAAAACTTATTGATGGGAATTTTAGAAAAAGTCATACCCGCAAAGAACTAGAACAAGACAACTTTGGTTGGGTGTTTGATTGTACAGGAATTGAGATTGAGGAGGCAGCGGAATGACATTAGAACAGTTTCTTAGCTCTCTATCAATACTTATGTAGACATCATACTGGTCAGTAATTTTTTATAAGTTATTTAAAAAAGATAAAGATTGAGAGGTAGAAAGATGAGACCAAACAGATACCCATATACTAAAAATCAATGGGAAGAAGAAACAACGCTGGTATGTTTTGGTGATGATACCAGCTTTAAACTGAGAGTAGAAAGAAATCGAGTGACAGGAGAAATAAAATGAAGGAAGAATTAGAATATTGGGAAAATATTCTTGAGGAACTCCCTAAGTACCCTACACCTTTATTAAATCATGCTATAGGGTATGTTAAGGCTAAAATAGAACGGCTGAAAAAGGAGAATGACTAATGGACTTACAAAACTTTATCTATCTACTACTCGCGCTGATCTGGCTCTCTGGTCTGATCTGGGCTGGTGTGATAGCATTTAGAAGCAGAAAAACCAACGATAAAACAACGTTAAAAACTAACAAAAGTCTAAATGTAAATATCGGCAAGATGAACGCAAGAAAATTGACAACTACGTATATTGGAAAGGACAAGCGATGAAATTTCTCATGTTAGGCTTAGAAAAGCCTGAAAAATTTTTTACTACATATATTGTAAATACCTCAAAAATTGTTGCTGTAACCGAGTATGCTTTATTCGGTGAACGGTGTTTAAAATTGTTACTTGACGATGGTAGTGATAGGTGCTGTACACATATTTTTACCAAGGGAGGTGGATTTGCAGCTATAGGTAGCATGGCTTCATTTTACAAAGATATAATTTTGGAGGACGAGCAATGACGAATAATGTAAAGCTACTATGTGCTAATATCGCGTTTGTTTTCGTGGTTCTATTCGGGGTGTGTATCAACCTCAACGCACGGATCATGACACTTGAGACGAGCAATAGCGAGCTACAACAAACGATCCGGACGCAAAAGGACGAGCTGGAAAAAGCAAAAGAAAAAAACACAATGCAAGACGTGATTATTAATAAATTGAACAATGATTATAATTCGCGTATGGCGCAAGAATTACAAGAAATTGCCGATGAAAACGGAGTTGGAGGGTAATATGACACCAGAAGAATTTTGTCAGTTCATTATGGACACTATTATGAAAAATGCTGAACTAATCACGATTAAGACTGGGGGAAGACGATGGAATTGAAAAAAAAATTTTTCCAGGAAGCGGACAAAGCGATAGCTGAATTTGACTCTATCTATGATTTTTTTAAAGTCGCGAAAGTCATAATGCTTACCAAGACGGGGCGCGATATGAAAAATATAAGAAACAAAACAGAATGCCTTCGTCTGCAATTATCGCGAGATTTGTTGGATTCGTCGAAACTGATCTACTCTACGAATGTATGAAAGAGTCACTTGATAAAGTAGGACCAGGACGGTCTAGTGAGGACTTGGTTGAGCGATTTTATCAAGAGAATCATAACTATCGACGGAACGAAGAACGCAAGCGAGAACGACGATTAAGACGGAAATTAGAGACGCTGGATTTAATCTTTGAAATGGAAGGGTGGGATTGAATGCTTTTTGGTGAAGTGCTAAAAAATAAAACAAAGGAGAACGCAGATAATACCCTAAAGAACTACCGCGTACTACTGAGAATAGCTGGGGAAGAATACAGCCCGAAAGTTACAGCTACTTACTCGCTAGAGCCAAAGAGCGCACCCAGTTCGCCCAGCCGTCAAACCGAGCAGATGGTGATTAGACGAGTAAGCGCACAGCAAGAGCTGGAACTTATGGCATCAGCTATTAATAGACTGTCTGATCTCAATCTATCGCAGATTTTGATTGAGCGATATTGCCGAGTACGATTTAGACAGGATAAGGCTATTTATCCAAGTCTAGGATATTCGGAAAGTGAATACTATAGATTGCTGGACCGGGCATTATTAGAGTTCGCAGAAGCGTATAAGGCTGGGGAATTGCTGGAATACAGATTCTTGGGAGATAATTGAAAGAAAGTTGACAGTAAAAGCGCTGTATTAGGTGGTATTATAGTATTATCCAATGAAGTGGGAAGGACCTGCGCCATTTGGTTGTCTCCTTATAGTAGGTTGCTGGGTAACTCAACGGTAGAGTGGCGGACTATTAACTGTAAATGCGGGTTCGATTCCCGTCCCGGCTATAAAAAGCACCGCAAAAATAGAAAAATGAAAGTGACCGATGATGTAAGTTTGGTGCTACTTACTAGGCCCCTTGAATTATTTTGTCAACGAGGACAAAGTAGAACCATATAACCCGAGAAGCGCGCATCGTTAAGGTGCGCTCTTTTTGGTGCTTGGAGTTAAAAATGAAAATAGAAAAAATCAATATTTCGGAGATAACCGAATATGAAAACAACGCGAAGCTACACCCTCGCGAACAAATTGAGCAGATAAAGAAATCAATCCAGGAGTTTGGAAATAACGACCCGATAGCAATTGACGAGAACAATGTTATCATCGAGGGCCATGGACGCTTACAAGCGCTTGAGCAGCTCGGGTACACAGAGGTGGAAGTGATTCGTCTATCTCACATGAGCGAGGAACAAAAGCGAGCTTATATCCTTGCTCACAATAAATTGACTATGAACTCTGGGTTTGACATCGAGCTTTTGAACTCAGAACTTGAAAGTATTGTGAATATCGACATGGAAGATTTTGGTTTTGATTACTATGAGCTAGAGTCCGAGGTTGAAGAGGATGATTTCGAAGTCGAAGAAACCAAGGAACCAATCGCTAAGTTGGGTGATATTTACCAACTCGGACGACATCGTCTTATGTGTGGTGATTCTACTGATCCAGACCAGCTTGCTAAATTGGTAGACGGACAACAGATTGACTTGATTGTTACTGACCCGCCGTATAACGTAGCCTATGAAGGTGGAACCGAGGAAGCTCTCACAATCATGAATGACAGTATGGATAATGAGTCATTTAGAAAGTTTTTGAGAGACGCGTTTTTTGCTGCAGATACGGTTCTACGTGAAGGGGGGGCATTCTACATCTGGCACGCAGATTCAGAGGGTTACAATTTTAGAGGTGCTTGCTCTGATATTGGTTGGACGGTACGACAATGTTTAATCTGGAATAAGAACACCCTTGTTTTGGGTCGTCAAGATTATCAGTGGAAGCATGAACCTTGCTTGTATGGTTGGAAAGAGGGGGCAGCACATTACTTTGTGAATGACCGTTCTTTGACTACTATCATTGAAGATGTGGAAGAGTTGAATAAAATGACGAAGGCCGAGCTAATTGAGTATATCGAGCGTATGCAGGCTAACTCACCGACCACTATCATCAACGAGAATAAACCAGCAAGAAATGGCTTGCACCCTACTATGAAGCCACTGAAATTGATTGAACGGCTGGTACGGAACTCTAGTAAGAAAGGCTGGAACGTGCTAGATAGTTTCAACGGCTCCGGATCGACTATGATTGTTTGTGAGGATTTAGGACGGACCTATTTTGGCATGGAGTTAGATCCACGGTATGTGGATGCTACAATTCAACGCTGGGAAGAACACACAGGACAGACGGCTGTTAAATTGAACTAAGAATACTATTTGAAAAGGAAGTGAGGCGATGGCTGGTGCAGATAATTTAATACCAAATGAACAGCGAACGCCCGAAGAACGCCGAGCGAATGCAAGAAAAGCGGGTATTGCTTCTGGTAAGGCGCGTAAAAGAAAAGCGAACATGAAAAAGACGCTTGAAGCTCTACTTGTTTCCAAAGTTTCGAATCCTCAGCTCTCTAGAGTACTACAGGACATGGGTTTTGAGGACGATTACGAGTCAGCTCTCCTTTTGGTAGCAATGCAGAAAGCCTTAAAAGGTAGCTCGCGTCACATGGAGCTGATATCTAAGATAGTAAACAGTGAGGGTGCCAAGGACGCGCTTGATAAGAAAGAACAGAAAGCACGTATCAAGTCGCTTGAGCTTGAGAATAAACGCAAGGCCCAGGCGTTAGACGAGGCGGGAGGTGGTGCTGATGAGTCAATCCTCATCATCGACGATATCCCGAACGACTAAACCAACTATAAAACTAAGTAAAGAGATCAATCCTAAGTTTTATAGTGTGTGGCGGTCGGCAAAGCCTTACAATGTTTTAAAGGGCGGACGGAACTCTTTTAAGTCTTCAGTCATTGCTTTGTTGCTTGTCTTTATGATGATTAAAGCGATAACCCAGGGGCAATGTGTAGAGATTATTATTGTCCGGAAAGTTGGTAACACAATCTTTGATAGTGTCTACAAGAAGATAATCTGGGCGCTTGATAAGTTTGGAATGGCTAATCAGTTCAAACGTACTAAAAGCCCTTATAAGATCGTACATAGACGGACGGGTTCGACGTTCCACTTCTACGGGCAGGACGACTTCCAGAAGCTGAAATCTAACGAGGTCGGAAAGGTTATTGCTGTATGGTACGAGGAAGCAGCAGAGTTCGCTGATTCGGAAGAGTTCGACCAATCAAACAGTACTTTCATGCGTCAGAAGCACCCGGACTATCCGTTTGTGCAGTTTTTTTGGTCGTACAACCCACCTCGTAACCCTTACAACTGGATCAATGAGTGGGTTGATTCGTTGCGGACGGCCGAGAAATACTTGATACATGAATCAAGTTACCTGGACGACGAGCTGGGCTTTGTGACTGAACAAATGCTGGACGAGATAGAGCGTATCAAAACAAACGATTACGACTATTACAGGTATTTGTACCTGGGAGAACCCGTGGGCCTTGGTACGAACGTGTATAACATGGACCTGTTTAAACGTGCGGATAAAATACCGGACGGAGAACGTGTCATAGGTCAGTTATTCGCAGCGGATACCGGGCACCAACAGTCAGCAACTACTTGCTTACACGCGGTTGTTACTAACAGGTCTAATCTCTATCTTGTGGATAACTACTACTATAGCCCCGCTGGTAAGGTTAAGAAAAAAGCCCCGAGCGTATTATCTAAGGAGCTACATGACTTTGTTATCAAGCAGACGCAGAAATATCCGAATGTACCAGTAATCGAAATGACAATAGATAGTGCGGAGGGAGCTTTGAGAAATCAATATTTAGAGGACTTTGGTATTCGCTGGCATCCGGTAGCTAAGAAGAAGAAAATAATAATGACAGAGTACGTCCAATCGCTCCTTGCGAATGGTCGTTTTTATTATTTCCCAACAGAAAATAACCTCAAGTATTTTATTGAGGAACACAAGCGCTATCAGTGGGACGAGAAAACAGTAAAAGACGACGACCCGAAAGTTATTAAAGAGGACGATCACACTTGCGACGCGTTCCAGTATATGGTCGTTGACAATGCACAACTACTAAGATTAAAAGCCTAAGAAAGGTTTGAAATGAGTATCTTACAATCAATAAGAAATATTTTTAAGAGGGGTAAATATGTAATGACAAGCCAATCATTAGGCAATATCACAGAACATCCTAAAATCGCAATCAACAAGGACGAATACGATCGTATTCAAAAGAACTTAAAATACTATCAGAGTAAGTGGGACCCTATCCGGTATCGCAACTCTAATCGCGTTGATAAGCAACGGACACGAAACCACTTGCCTATTGCCCGCACGGCTTGTAAGAAGATTGCCAGCCTGGTATTCAATGAACAGGCAGAGATAAGCGTTGCGAATGGAGCGACAAATGAGTTCATTCAAACTGTTTTGCTGAATGACCGCTTTAACAAGAACTTTGAGCGATACCTTGAGAGCTGTTTGGCCTTGGGTGGTCTTGCTATGCGTCCGTACGTTGACGATGATAAGATTAAGATTTCATTCATTCAAGCCCCTGTATTTTATCCATTGCAATCTAACACGCAGGACGTATCTTCTGCAGCGATTATCAATAAGAGTCAAAAGACAGTAGGGAAAGAAACAATCTACTATACTTTGATCGAGTTGCATGAGTGGACAAAGGATAAGAAATACACAATCACTAATGAGTTGTATCGCTCAAGCGAAAAGGAGCGCGTTGGTGACCGTGTACCACTATCCGAGGTATATGAGGACCTTGAGGAAGAAGTAACGCTTGACGGGCTTACACGGCCGTTGTTTACGTATCTAAAACCTCCTGGCATGAACAACAAAGACATCAACAGCCCGCTTGGGTTGTCTATCTTTGATAATGCCAAAAGTACTATTGATTTTATCAATACCACTTATGACGAGTTTAAGTGGGAAGTACGAATGGGTCAACGGCGCGTGTTAGTACCAGACCAAACTGTCCGGATTGGTTTTGACCATCACGGAGAAACTGATCTTGTCACGCGCGAATTTGATCCAGAGCAGAACGTCTATGAACAGATTGACGGTGGCAAAGACACACCTATCAATATCACAGACCTCACTACTCCTATCCGTTCAGACGATTATATCAAGGCAATCAACGAAGGCCTTGCGTTGTTTGAAATGCAGGTCGGGGTATCGCCTGGCATGTTTACCTTTGACGGTAAGAGCATGAAGACTGCGACTGAGGTTGTGTCCGAAAACTCTGACACATACCAGTTGAGAAACAGCATCGTGAGCCTTGTAGATCAGTCTATCAAAGAGCTTGTGATCTCTATTTGTGAGATTGGGAAGCTGTACGGCTTGTATAGCGGGCCTATTCCAGAGATGGACGACATCACGGTTAACCTTGATGATGGTGTCTTTGTCGACAAGAATAACGAGCTTGACTACTACGCTAAGGCTTTGTTAAGTGGCCTTGTTAGTAAGCAGTACGCTATTTCCAAGGCGCTGGGCTTGTCAGACAAGGAAGCCGCACAAATGCTTGCGGATATCAAGAAAGAGACCGCTGAGAGCATGGAGCTAGAACGCAGCACCAGCGAAGTTGATATTTATGGAGAGTAAATAAATGGCGCGTAACAAGTACCCGGTGTTATTTAACGAGGAACAATTAGAGTTGCGCGCATCACAAGTTGGTGATATCTATCATCAAATGGCGCGCGACCTATTCGACGAGGTTATTGACAGGCTTTTAGAGCGCGGTGCTGAATCACTGGCAGACAACCCGTATATCTGGCAGTTAGAGCGAATGAGCCAAATGCACATGCTAAATGAGCAGAACCTGGACACAATCGCACGTTATTCTAAAATAGGCCGTGAACAGCTCCGTAAGGTTATTGAAGATGAAGGCTTTAAAATCTATCAGACTACTAAAGAACAGCTCTTAGACGACCTTGGAGGCGGTGATTTTGGCGATTCTAAGCACGCGCAGGAGTTGCTGGCCGGTTACTTCGAACAGTCGCACGGTGATATTAGTAACTTGATTAATACCACACTCCCTGGCATCGTTACAGATGTCTATCGTCAAATGGTCCAGGAAGTGGTAGCCCGTCAAGTGGTTGGACTAGTCACACATGACAAGGCTGTATCTCAAACCGTCATGAAATGGCAAGAGATAGGCTTTAAAGGTTTTATTGATCGCGGTGGGCATTATTGGAAAGTGGATAACTACGCTAGAACTGTTATTAAAACTACAGTCATGCGTAGCTACCGAGAGATGCGAACCATGCCAGCGGACGAGCTGGGTATTGATACCTTTTATTATTCCAAGAAAGCAACGGCCCGCGAGGCTTGCGCACCCTTACAGCACCATATTGTAACCTATGGCCCGGCAAGGGAAGAACACGGTATTAGTATTCTATCGCTTGCAGATCATGGTTACGGCACTCCTGGAGGTTGTTTGGGTATCAACTGCGGACACATGCTGACCCCGTTTGTACCTGGTATAAACGAACTCCCAGAACTAGGACCGGACGTTAAGAATATAACGCAGGAAGAAGCTATTAGAAATGCTAATGCTCAATCTAAACAAAGAGCATACGAGCGAGCCATTCGCAAGTCTAAGGAGAAGTTGCACGTTGCCGAGAAGCTGGGCGACCAGGAACTTATCAGCAAGTTTAAAACCAAAATCAGAGACCAGCAAGCAACCTTGCGAGATTATATCGCAGATAAACCTTTCTTGCATCGTGACTATGCGAGAGAAAGGTATTTTAAACCAAACGAAGGATAAAGGCTTTTATAGCCTTTTTTATTTTGCTCCCTTTCTGGATAATAGGTGATTTCCTCCTTTTTTCTTGCCTATTGCGGGATCGTAACCCGCTGGGAGCTTTCGTTGGCGGACGTAAACCGCCAAAATCGTCTACTGGACGTAAAACAGGAAGGAGTTTTGAACTATGAGTTTAAAACGTGAGATGTTAGTTGATGCAGGTATTGAGGACAAGGACACTATTGAGCGCATTATGGCAGCGTACGGGTCAGCAATCAAAGAAGCCAAGTCAGAAGTACAAGCAGAAAACGACAGCTTAAAAACACAACTTGAACAACGGGACCAAGCTATCAAAGACTTACAAGCTAAAGAGGGAGCTAGCGAAGAAGCCAAGAAACAACTGGCAGACTTACAAGCTCAATTTGAAAGCTATAAGACGGATAGTGAAGCGAACCTTGCGCAAGTTAAGAAAACCAACGCGGTTGCCTTGGCTTTGAAAGACGTGGGAGCGCATAACTCCGAGGACCTAATGAAGTTTATTGATCTTGACAAGATCGAGCTTGCAGAAGATGGCAAGCCAAAACTAGAAGAAACTATCAACGGTCTAAAGGAATCAAGCCCTTACCTTTTTGTAACAAAGGAAGAACCACAGGAACCACAGCCAAAGTTCGCACTTGGTGGCAATCCGTCCGCTGGTGGTGATAGCGACCTCAGCCCGGAAGATAAAGCTCTATTTGCTGGCTTTGACAGCATTTAAAAAATAAAAGAAAGTAGGATAAGCCTATATGACTATTAACTATGCAGCTAAATTTGATGCTAAAGTAGATGAGCGCTTTACCAAAGAAGCCCTCTCAACTGGTATCGTCAACTCTGACTACGACTTTACCGGTGTAGATACCGTTAAAGTCTACTCAATTCCAACAACAGCAATGAACGACTACGCGCTTACTGGTAACACTCGTTACGGTACGGCTGCCGAATTGGAAAACAACGTCCAAACGTTGACACTTACTAAAGACCGTTCATTCACGTTCACAATCGACAAACGCTCAGTGCAAGACACAAACGGCGCAATGGAAGCAGGCAAAGCCCTTGCCCGTCAACTTTCAGAAGTGATTATCCCAGAAGTCGACACTTACCGCTTCGGCAAAGTCGTTGCTGGTGCTGACACAGCCAATGTAAAAACTGGCGCAGTAACTAAAAACAACGCTTATGAAGCAGTGCTTGACGGTCAAGTTAAATTGACTGATGCGCTTGTGCCGGAAGAAGGACGCAAACTACACGTATCTCCAGAGTTTTACAAACTCATTAAACTTGATCCATCATTCGTTAAAAACTCTGACCTCGGTCAAGAAGTAGCGTTCAAGGGTCAAGTGGGAGCTATCGACGGCTTGCCAGTTATCTTGACACCAACTTCTCGCTTGCCAGAAAACGTAGCGTTTGTTATTGCGCACCCTATCGCTACCACTTCTCCTGTCAAACTCGAAGACTACAAGATCCACGATAACCCACCAGGAATCAACGGCTACCTTGTAGAAGGTCGTATCCGTTACGATGCCTTTGTCCTTGACAGCAAGAAGAAAGCGATCTACGTCCACAAAACTGCGTAAGGAGTAACGAATGGCAGAAGAAACAAAAGCAACTAAAACAGAAGCAGTAGCTGAACAGGCTGGTACGGTTTTGGTAAAAGGAGATGTAACTTTTACCATCACTGATCCTAACCTTGTATCTGCTTTTGTGACTAGCGGTTACGAGATCAAGGAGTAACGAATGGCGAAATATAAAGCTACTTGTAACTTTTTGATCGATTCAACAGACCAAAACTTTGACGAGGGCAAGGTCTACGAGTTGACGACTGCAGAAGCAGAAGAAATCAACCAAAAAACAAACCTCGCGTTTGGTGAGGAATGGTTGGAACTTGTTTCTGATAGCGAAACCGTGGCCCAAAAGGTTATCTCTGAATAGGAGGTATCATGGCATACTTAACGCATGAAGAATATCGTGAGTTAGGTTTTGAGAGTACATGCGAATTTGATGAGTTACTAAAACGAGCAGAGCTAGCTATTAACCTCTTTATCCGTCATTTTTACGAGTTCCATGATTTTGACAAAGATCATAAGATTCGTAAAAAGGCCGTTAAACTTGCCGTTGCTTACCAGATCCAGTACCTGGACAGCACGGGCATTTTAACAGCCGAGGATAAGCAGACAATATCAAGTACCACACTAGGACGTACATCGGTATCCTATGGCTCAAATAACGGCTCTAGAGCGTCTGAAACTGCATCGGGGTATAATCTATCCCTTGACGCATTTAACGCTCTTAAATCGGCTGGATTCTTGTATAGCGGGGTGGATTATGGTCGTTATTGATAAACGGACGCTAGTTGACTCAGTGACGATCTCAAAGCCAACTGGAAAGAAAGACGGGTGGGGGAAAGAAGAGTTCTCCTACCCTATTCTTTTAAGTCCAGTTCGCTTTGACCGCAACTTTGACGGTCCAGGGTCAGTCAATAACCCGTCCGGACAAAAGAACCCGTCATTTCGTGCGCCTGGTGTTATCTTCGTATATCCTCGCTATTGCAACGTTGAGCTTGATTCGTCATTTCGCAATTCGATTGTAAAAGATGGCGACGATGAATACATCGTAAACAAGATCATTCCTGTTTACGAACCATTCAACCGTCGAGTCTTTTGCTACGAAATCGAGGTGATGTGATGGGCATCAATGTCACGATAGATTTGAGCGGAGCTACCAAGAAAGTATCGCAAGCGTCAGAACGTAAAGCAAGGTTAGAGATTGCTGACCAAATCTTATCAGATATGGAACCGTATGTTCCGTTATTGAATGACCCGCTACGCACTAGCGGTCATGTGGCAGGCGACGGCTCTAAGATTATCTATAACACACCATACGCACGCGCTCAGTTTTACGGTGGTGCTTATAACAAGTACCGCAGTTTTAGCTTTAGCAAGTATACAACCCCTGGAACCGGGAAGCGCTGGGACCTAAAGGCATCAGCAAACCACGGGAACAAGTGGGCAGAAGTCGGATTGAGAGCAATGGGGTTTAATAAATGAAAAGTAACAATGATTTTAACGTTGTTTTGCGCGATTTTATCAACACCCTCGGTCTACCGCTTGCTTGTGAGCTTGACTTCCTAAGCGAGTTAGATTCTTTGGTCCTATACCCACTACCAGGCGGTAAGGTTGAGCGTGTTTATATGGACGGCTCGCGAGATGTGACTCTAATTTTCGAAATCGCAGTAAAGGTCAAAGATCAGACTGTCGCAAGTGAGTGCCTTTGGGAAATCAACAAAGCACTATCTGAATTTGATCTGGTCTTACCGAGTCAAAACAACTCATATATTTTTAATAACTTAACTACTACCCAGCCGTCCTTGAACGAACGGGACGAGCAGGGCTTTTATATTTATCTGCAGGATATCACTGCAAACCTAACAATTCTAAATAACAAAGGAGTGTAATATATGGCACGTCAAAAGAACGCCCTACGCGGGCATTTTATCGCACAAGTAACTGATCCAAAAACTGAACCTGATAAATCAGCTTACTTGGAAATTGCAAAATGGATCACAGATGTGGATGATGATACAGATGAATCTACCACATCAGTGGCATACTATGACGGTGATGGAACAGAAGAAACTACTGTTACCGGTGTCAAAGAATCATATACGTTCAAAGGGACTTATGACAACGAAGACCCAGCCATGAAGTATATTGCTGCATTGAAACGCAAGAAAGACAACGACCGGCTTGTATGGCACAAGATTGTAGACTCTGACGGCAAGAACCAACACGTCGGTATTGCTACCGTTACCAATATCAAAGCTGGTTCCGGTGCCGCTGCAGACTACGAGGAGTTTGGATGCAAGATTGCTTATAACTCTATTCCTAAAACTACAGCGGTTGTAGGATAATACTTGAATTTAACAGCGCCCCTGTAAAGGGAGCGCTCTTTTTTGTGCATTAAAGGAGGAAATCATGTCTATTTTAATTGAATTAAAACGCAACTACATTCCCATTAACATCGGAGAAATTAAACTCCAATTTGATACATCACTAGAGAATATCTCGCGCCTCGCAACGCTCCGGGAAGAGATCGCAGAACGCTTTAATAAATACCAGTTAGAGCTTATTGAACGATCCAATAACGGAGAGTTCGACGATCTAAAAGAGGGAGTTATTAACAAAGAAGTTATTGACGAAGCCTTTAAGATGCAGAAGAAAATGACGGAGATCAAGTATGATGTCTTATTCGGGAACGGTACCTTTGCTAAACTCTATGAACGTTATCCAGACCTTGACGCTTTGGATCATGCATTTGATGAGGTGGATACCATGCTGGGGGCTGAACTTGACCGTCTAGGCAAAGAGCGAGCTAAAGCATCGGGTGCGGTTGCTGAATCATTTGTAAAGAAAGCAAAAGCGAAGAAAACAAAGAAAACCAGCAAAAAATAACAAGGAGGAATGCTCATGAAATTAAATGAGCCTATACAGAACTCCTTTGAAGTAAACGGGCGCACTTATGAAGTGGACTGCTCCTTTGATCTGGTGCTTGACGTCTTTGAGATGTTTGATAACGAAGTCATGAACAATCTCGAGAAGATGCGTACAGCGGTTTTAATGATGACGGACGAAGCCTTGGACAATCCAGAGGATATCGTGGCCGTATGGGAATATATCGACGAGCATTTTTTAAAGACTAAAAAAGAGCGCGTGGTTTATGACCGGCACGGCAACCCTATGCCGGTAGCCAAGGACGAAGAAGATGATACACGTTTGATTGATTTTGAAGTAGACGCGCAGGAAATATATGCTAGCTTTGTGCAAGCGTATAACATCAACCTCTTTGAAGCACAAGGCCGGCTTACATGGCCCGAATTTATCGCGCTATTGAATGGTATGCCAGAGGGAACGGCTGTATCTCGATTAGTAGAGATACGGTCCTGGAAGCCCTCGAAAAACGATAGTAGCGAGTACAAGGTCAAAATGAGACGGCTACAGAACAAATATAGATTAGACGGAAAGGAGGGAGATGAATAATGGCAGATGGAAAAATAGTAATTGACGTCCAGGTTAACGGACGCAAACTTACAGAGTTATCAGATGCCTTGAAGCGTTTAGAGTCAGAAGCCCGAAGATCGGGCCAAGGTGTCAAAAGCGCTGGAGACGGTATCCAGGCTACTGGTGATAAGGCTCTAAGAGCTGGGCAAGGTTTCAAGCGTGCCGGTGACCGTATGGCCGAGGGTGCGAAGCTATCAGAAACCTCAAGTAACGGTTTTCGTCGCGCTGGTGACAAAATCAAAGAAAGCTCAGAGGTCGCCTCTAAGTCTGGGAATGGCTTTAAACGAGCAGGCGAGAAGATCAAGGAAAGCTCCGATCTAGCTGGACGCTCTGGCGATGGTTTTAAACAAGCCGGTCAGAAAGTAAAGGAAAGTTCTGACCTTGCCCAAAAATCTGGAGATGGTTTTAAACAGGCATCAAATAAAATCAAGTCAGCTAGTAATGAAGCTAGTTCTGGCGGTGAAGGCTTTAAACAAGCTGGACATAAAGTAAAAGCCTCTGGCGAGGAAGCCAAAGGCGGTGGAGCTGGTTTTAAAAAAGCTGGTGAAGATGCCAAGGCTGGCGGTGATAAAGCTGGGCAAGGTGCTAAAGGCTTTGAGAAGATCAAAGACGCGATCAAGAACTTTTCAGTCGGTGCGGTAGCCTTTAAAGCTGTCAGCTCTGCAATGAACCTTGTAAGCCAGTCAATGGATAAGGCTATTGACCGCTTTGATACCTTGCAACGGTTCCCTAAAGTCATGAAGTCTTTGGGGCATTCCTCTAAAGATGTAGCAGCATCTACTAAGCTACTTTCTGAGGGTATCGAGGGCTTACCAACAACGCTTGATACAGTTGTAAGTACCACTCAAAAACTAACCTCAATGACTGGTAACCTTAAACAGTCTACGAAGTTGACAATCGCCCTAAATAATGCCTTTCTTGCTTCTGGTGCATCTACAGAAGATGCAAGCCGTGGATTGCAACAGTACACCCAGATGTTATCAGCCGGTAAGGTTGATATGCAAAGCTGGAAGACCTTGCAAGAGACCATGCCTTACGCATTGCAGAAGACTGCTGAAAGTTTTGGCTTTGCTGGTGCATCAGCCCAGAAAGACTTCTACTCAGCTTTACAAGACGGTAAGATCACGTTTGATGATTTTAGTAAACGTCTGATTGAGTTGAATAAAGGCACAAACGGCTTTGCTGAAATGGCAAAGAAAAACTCAGAAGGTATCAAGACCTCTTTTGGTAACATCGTGAACGCGGTAGCAAAAGGGATCGCAAATGTCATTGCTGAGTTTGACAAGATGAGCAAGGCAGTTACTGGTAAGAGTATTGCTCAGAACCTTGATAGCATTAAAGGAGCAGTAAATAACACTTTTAATGTAATCATTAGTGTTATCCGTGGAGCTACACCAGTTGTTAAATCACTAGTGAGTGTACTAGGCTTTCTCAAACCTGTTTTAGATCCGCTTATCTCGGTATTCGCTGGTGTCGTAGGTGCGGTATTGCTCTTTAAAGGAGCTATGCTGGGGCTATCCATTATCAAGGGTATCGGTAGCCTAATTGGTACACTTATCACTTCCCTTGTATCCTTAACCAGTACATCACTTGTAGCCACGGGTGCTACTACTGGACTCGCTGGGGCTTTGGCAGCTCTATCATCTGGTGGAGTCTTTATCGTCGTTGGTGCTATCGCTGGTCTGGTGTCATGGTTGACGCAAGAAAGCGAAGAAACCAAAAAGGCGAAAGAGAAAGCAAAAGAATTCCAGCAATCCCTCGATGATCTACACGAAAGCATCAACAAAGGTAATGAAGCCTATAAAGACCGCAGAAATGAGATCCAAGCTACAGCCGAGGACAACGAGCGATTAGTCAAGAAAATCGACGAACTGAACGCGGTGGAGAACAAAACCGCAAGCCAGAAGAAAGAGCTTGCGTCAGCAGCAGAAACCCTTAATTCACGTATTGAGGGGTTGAATATCCAGTATGACAAGGCAACCGGCACAATCAACATGACAACGGACGCGATCCGTAAGCAAATTGAGATTGCCAAGGCATCGGCTGAGATTGAAGCTGCCAACGAGAGAATGGTCGAGAATGCCAAGAAGCGCCTTGAAATCAAGGATAAGATGAAGGAACTCGAGAAAGAGTACCAAGGTATTCTTGATAAGACTGAAAAAATAGAAGATGTTGCTTTTGTTGGCGGGAAAGTCCGAGATGGTATCAAGACAGAAGCCAAGAAGAGATACAACGAAGAAGTTAAGAAGTTACAGGACGATATCAAGAAAACTGAAGAGTCCGACAATGAATTAACGAATACAATCGTTAAGAATAACGAAGCCAAGGCCAAATCTACAGAAGATGCTTCTGGTCGTATAATCTATAACTTGACGACCATGAACGATGAGCAGAAGAAAGCTGTAGAGATGATGCAACAAGAGTTCGCAAATCTCAAAGGTGAAGTTCAGAACGCGTTCCAAGCTATTGAGCAACAGACAGCCTTATCTGCAGATCAAATGACCGCTAACTTGCAGAAGAACATCGACGCGGTTGATAAGTGGTCGCAGAACCTCGAAACGCTCGCTAAACGCGGGTTAGATCAAGGTCTTATTGAGCAAATGCGTAAGGCTGGTCCTAAAATGGCAGACCAAACGCAAGCCTTGGTAGATGCGTCCGATGAACAACTTGGACGACTCAATACAAAATGGACCGAGGCAGGAGATAAAGCTAAGGAAGGCTTCCTCCGTGGTATCCGGGCTACCGGTCAAGAGTTACCGCCCGAAATCGAAAGTATGGTAACTGCTATCGGTGATGAGTTCAGAAGCGCACTCGCTGATGCAGGCTTTGAAGTTAAAGGCCGTGAAGTACCTCAGAAAATCAGTGAGGGTATGCGGTCTGGGAAAGGCGATGTCCAACAGGCAGCGTCCGAAGTCACAGAGGCATCTAAGCAAGCCTTTAACAACTTGCCAACGGAAGCCAAGTACAGCGGATCACAGGTAAGCGGTCAGTATGCTCAAGGTATCACAGAAAACCAAGCATCGGCACAAGGAGCAGTAGAGGGCCTTAAAAACGCATCTCTAGGTGTTTTAGCTAACTTGTTCGGTGAGGGTCAAGCAAAAGGTGCTGAACTCGGCGCGGGTGTCGGAGATGGTGTATTAAGTCGGTCCGATGTCGTGCAAGGAGCAGCTAACACCCTAAAATCAAACGCTACCGCAACTATGGCAGGCATGGCCAGCGATGGACAGGTTAAAGGTTCTGAATTTGGCTCTGGTATCGCACTTGGTATCGGTGTAGGCCAACAGGTAGCAGTTGGTGCAGCATCAGCGATGAATCTTGCTATTTCTGCTCAGTTTTTGGCGATGTCCATGAACGGGCAACAGTACGGTTCGCAATTCGGTACTGGCATCGGTGGTGGTATTAATTCATCACAAGGTATTGCTACTGGTGCGTCTAATGCGATGAAGATGATGATTAATGCATCTGTTAGATCGCTAGGACATGACGGTAGAAATGCCGGATCACAATTTGGGTCTGGTGTTACTAGCGGTGTAGCGAGTCACAACGGAGCAGTATTTAACGCGTCTAGCAACCTCAAGGCATCGGCACACAACGGAATGGCCGGCGGTTTTAACGGTGGATATA